GGATTTTTTGCATCAACTTCAACAACCATTGAAGCTGTTAAAAACAATATAAGAAATTTATTACAAACCAATGAAGGTGAAAGACTTTTTCAACCTAACTTAGGTTTAAATTTAAGAGGACTACTATTTGAACATATTAAAAGTGAAAATTTAATTGCGGTAGAAGATGCTATATTAGATAGGTTTGAATTATGGTTACCCTTTGTACAAGTAAGAGATATTAAAATAGACACAATTGAAAGTAATCAAGTTGTGGGGGCTAATGAAATAAGAGTAAAAATATTATTTAACATCACACAAGACCCAAATACCTTAGATTCTGTGACTTTAAATTTTAGTGATGGTTCAACTATCAATTCAGAATCTTCAGTAGGGGGTGGCGGATATTAATTGGAGATAAAAAATGCCAACATATGGTAATGAAAATTTTAAAGAATCAAATGTAAATTATTTAAATAAAGATTTTTCAAGTTTAAAAGAATCTTTAATGAATTATGCTAAATCTTATTTTCCTGATACCTATCAAGATTTTAATGAAACATCACCTGGTATGATGTTATTAGAAATGAACGCATATGTTGGTGATGTGTTATCGTTTTATATCGACCAACAATATAAAGAGATGTTATTACCATTAGCATCAGAAAGAAGAAATGTAATTAATATGGCTAAAATGTTTGGTTATAAAGTCAAACCAATTATTCCATCATACGTTACATTAACCTTTACATCGGAGGTAACTGCTTCAACAGATAGGTCTAAAATAGATTATAGTAATGGTGGTATATTTAATCCAGGTATTGAAATAGAATCCATTTCAAATTCAAACATTGTGTTTACAACTCTTGAACATATAGATTTTCAAATAACACAATCAAACGACACAGCTGTTATTGGAACAGAAGATGACGCTGGACTAGCAACATCATATACTTTATCAAGGAATGTGACAGCTGTAAGTGCTAAAGAAAAAACAATATCATTTCAAGTTGGAGCTCCTGAAAAATTTAGAAAACTTACAATACCTGATACTAATGTTGTTGACATTGTTTCTTGTGTGGATTCAAACGGGAATAATTGGTATGAAGTAGATTTTTTAGCACAAGACCAAATACCAATAAAAACACATTATACTGATGATATTGATAGAAATTCTGCTTATGCGACAGAGGGTGGACTACCTTCATCGACAGCAGTTCCTTTTTCTTTAACTTATAGAAAAACAACAAAAAGATTTACCCGTGAAACTAATGTTGATAACACTACATCATTAGTATTTGGAAATGGTGTTTTGAAAAACGGACAAACCATAACTGAGGATTATATTGATGTCGGGCAATTAGGAATTACCATTCCTGGTCAAACAAGTGATTTAAATGATGGTATAGACCCATTGTTAGGTGATTTTTATTCAACACTTGGTGAAACACCAAACAATACAACTTTAACAATCACCTATCGTGTTGGAGGTGGTTCACAATCAAACATACCAGCTGGTAATATTATAACCACACCAACATTGACTGCTGATAATGGAAATACAAATGCTCAATTGACAAGTGTTATAAATAACTCACCAGCTATTGGTGGTAGAAACAAAGAGGAAATAATTGAAATAAAAGAAAAAGCTAAAGCATTTTTTGCAACACAAAATAGATGTGTTACAAAAGAAGATTATGAAGCTCGTATTTTAAATATGGATTCTCAGTATGGTGGTATAGCGAAAGTATATGTTACACGAGATGCATCTTATCAACCACAAGTGGGTGGAGCTGATATAGCTGCTGCATCCATTAATCAATTATCTGAATTTGCTAATAGTAATTTAACTTCTACAATTAATATATTACAAGACATCATAGATAATCCTGATACAACAACAAATACTTTGGATGGCGTTATTGATAATTTAAACTCGGCAAATGGTACTTTAAATAGTATATCATCTGCGGGAACTGTGTTACAAAATTTTATAAGCCAATTTATAGAAAATCCAGGTTTGACAACAATAAATATTTATTGTTTAACATACAATGGACAAAAGAATTTAATTGGTAATCCTCATGCAACATCATTAGGAACTAATGACTCAGTTCCACAAACTTTATTAACTAATTTAAATAACTATTTACAAAATTTTAAAATGTTAACAGATATAATAACATTTAACGATGGGTATGTTGTTAACTTTGGTGTAATATTTGATGTCATAGCTGAAAAATATGCTGATAAACAACAAGTAAAATTAAATTGTATTCAAAAAATAAAAGATTATTTTAGAATTGAAAAAATGCAATTCAATCAACCAATTTATAAAAGTCAATTAGAATATGAATTGATGGGAGTTGAGGGTGTTCTTTCAATCGGTCATGTTACTATAACTCAAGATTTAGATTATTTTTATGATGATGGTGAATCATTAACTTCACCAACATATAATTATTCATTCAGTACGTCTGGTACTGGTGCTGATTTAGATGGTGATGGTAATAGTGATGGAAGTTTTGTAATAGCTGATGGTGGTACTGATGGTTATGGTTATAAATATGATTTCAAAATAGCACTTTCAGATGATGGGACAATTATATTACCACCAAACACAGGCACACCATCTGTTTTTGAATTAAAAAATCCAAACGAAAACATACAAGGGAGAGTTAGATAATGCATCATTTTATTTTTCCAAATCAAGACACTTGGATTTCAAGTGGTTCAAGTAAAATAGATGGAACTTCTTTTAGAGACCAAAACTTTGGAAGAGACCAAATACTTGAAGTTAAAAAAGAATTTTTTAACAATTCATTTGACCACCAAACAAGAGCATTAGTTCAATTTAGTGGAGACGAGTTTACTGAATTATCTAAGTCACTTTCTGATGGGACTATATCTCCACTTAGAGGCCCTGCTGCTCTTAGTGGTACAAAAGTTTATTTAAGATTATTTGAAGCTGAGGGTAATGCCGAAATGACTGAAGAATATACTTTAGCCATTCAACCAATATCACAATCTTGGACTGAGGGTACTGGTAAGTTTGGTGATAGACCAAAAAACACTAATGGTTGTAGTTGGGAAAACCGTAGTAATCCAATTGGAGGTAATGCTTTAACTTGGAGTAATGCTGGTGTTTCAGTTTTAAATGTTAGTCAATCAGAACAATCATTTTCAAATCAATCACCTGATATTGATGTTGATATAACAAATATGTTTCGTATGTGGTATAATGGACAATATTCAAATTATGGAATGTTAATAAATTTTAGTGGTAGTCAAGAAACAGATGAAACAACATTCGGACATTTAAAATTCTTTTCAAGAAACACACATACTATTTTTTCACCAAGATTGGAAGTTCGTTGGAATGATTCATCATTCTCTACAGGTTCATTAAATGAATTAACAATGAGTGGATTAGCTGATAACTTTTTATACATGCAAGGATTAAGGGAAAGTTATAAAGTTGGTGAGCGTGTTAAGTTTAGAGTTGGTGCGAGAAAAAGATATATTCAAAAAACTTTTACTAATTCAGTACAAACTGTAACTGGTTCATTTATTACTGAGGGTAGTGGTTCATATGCAATTAAAGATGTTGCTACTGATGAGTTCATTGTTCCATTTGAAGACTCAACGGGAACAAGTTATACAAAACTTAGCTGTGATGAAAACTCAAATTATTTTATTCAATACTTAGATGGATTTTATCCTGATAGAGTTTATAAAATTTTATTGAAATTAAAATACGATGACGGACAAGAACAAATATTTGATGATGATTTTGAATTTATAGTGAAAAGGAAATAGGATATGGTAGAATTAGAATTATTACTGGACAGAATAGCTGATGCTTTAATAGAAAGTCCACTTATCGATACGCCTGATGTCCAAGCCAATCAAAAATTTATTCGTAATGGACAATTGCAAACTGGTCAAGGTGATGGAGTTCTTGCTCTTTTTCAAAAAGATGTTGAAGCCAATGTAGAAGATAATTTACAATTGATAGCTGACCAAATCGTTGGTGAATTTACAATAGTTGTTGAACCAGGTGTGGATGATACTATTAGTATAAGTATAGTTGGTGGTGGATTTCCAGATGGGGGACGAACAATTACAGATTTAGTTTTTGGTGAAGGTAATCCATTAAACGTAAGTCAATTCATACCATTGTCTCAACAACAATCTACTGTAGATGTTAAAAAAGCCAATGAATTTCTTGACACGAATATATTTGAATTACTTCCAACTGGTGACACTAGACAAGCTAGAATAATTAGATTTTTTCAAGAGTTAAATGCATTACTTCCACCAGAATTACCTGAATTTGATTTAAATGATGATGGAGTTGTTGATAGAGAAGATACAACAAATAATTGGACTGGTTCACTTCAATACAGTAAAAATAATAGTATCTCATATGCTCAAGAAAACACCGATGGAAATATTAATGAAGAAGACGCTTTTATTCATAGATTAAAATCAACAGCTAATGATACTAATTCAACAAGAACCATTGAAGATATTTATAACACAATACTTCCTTATTTAACCGACATATTGGAAGAACCATTTGTATTACAAGATGACAGACCTGAGTATCTAAATCAATCGTCTGGATATTTACAATTCAGAAATCCAAATCAAGGAATTATAATTCGTAACACTAATCAAGAATTTATTGAAGGTTTAGACCCTAATAATTTAACATATCTTAACACGGATGGGACTGGTGGTTTTACAATTACAATGTGGGTTAGATTTTTAGATAAGGTATCAAGTGGAACATTGTTTAACTTTGGAAACCCAACTAGAAATTCAAATCCATTTGGGTTTAAATTAGAAACCTATGTATTGAATAAAAATGATTCATATGCGTCTTTATCAACAGAAACAACTTGGGGTAAAGTTGTTGAAGAAGGAACATTTGAAGTAGGACCTGGTTATGATGAAAGAATATTTAAAGACTCAGACACTGCTAGATTTGTTAGATTACAAGTTAGAGAATCTGGTTCTTACTCAACTGGGAATGATGAGGGATTAAAAGATTCTCATGTTGGTTTAGGTGGTGATTTAAGATTAGATGGTAGTGTAATTGGAGATGCTAGGAAGTCATACAATATAGGTGATTTGAATGACTATGGAAATGATGAATTAAAACTTTTACAATCAACCTACATACCTGAAGATTTTAATGAATGGTATTTTATATGTGCAACCTATAATCCTCAAGTTCAAGAAGAAATGTCATTTGCAGATGGTTTAGGTAATGCAGATTTAGTAGTAACACCTGATTATTGGTTAAATCATTTATTATCTACTGGAGAGTATACAAATTTTTCAGGTTTAGGAAATAAATGTAAAGTAGAAATAATTTCACGAAGTGACTTACTACGAGCTCGTGGTTTTAAGGTAGATTAAAATGAGTTTTGTTTCAGAATCAACTTCTTCAGGATTCGGTGTGAGTGGTGTTGCAATTGAACAAACACTATTAGAACATTATGATGTATATAGTGGTATGGACATTAATTTAGATTCTTTTCAAAATACAAATCAAGGACTTAAAGATTCAAATCAAGATGGTAGAATTGCATTGGGTATGTTTTCATTCGATGATGATAACAATTTTGCTGATAGTTTTCCAGATATATTACGTTCCCCATTTAAATCATCTACTAAACCAAATTTAATTACAAATGGAGATTGTAAATTTGTAAGAAGTAAATACGTTGAATTAAATAGAGATGGAAATAATATACCATTTGTTGTAGAACCTGATGGTGATTGGAGATTTTTATCTTTAAGAGCAACTCCTGGGCCTTTTCAAGGAGATGTTATTGGTAATTATGTTCCACTATCCTTAGAATTAAATAATGGTGATAGTGGTATAAATTATTGGGGTAGAATTAAATCTGCTTTTGGAACTAATATTGAAGATAGAGAAATAACAAATTTTTTCGCTTCAACAATGGGTCAAGATATAGACCCTGAACTTCATCCTACAGGTCAAAGCACCATGACATCCGATACTGGTCAAGATACACATGTAACCTTGAGGGGACAACATAGTTTTATTGGTAATGGTTATTTTTTGTACAATGAAGATTCATTTGAACAAGACGTACCACATATTGCGATGTGGATAACAACACCTGAAGCATATTCAAACAATAGATGTTTGTGTTTTATGAATTTTCAAGAGGGTGACAAAATGCTTGATTATATAAATCGAGAGTATGCTGATACAGAGTTGGGTGGTAATGGTCAAAAATATATTTTTAATTGGTTTTTAATGAATAATCATCATGGTAATGGCAGAATAAAAGTTGAAAATCCTAACATATTTAATAATGGTTGGTATAGAGTGTTAAATCAAGCTCAAAACATTTATGATAAATTTAATGATAATCCAATAAATCCATACAGTTCACTAAAAATAAAATTTAAAATGAAAACCACAAATGCATTTATAGGGTTCGATGGTGAACCTAAGATGCCTAAAATTGATGTTGGTATTTTAGGAACTCAATTTCATGAATTACCAAAATCAGGAAAAAATTCACTTCCTTATAGTTACTATGCATTTTTTGAAGCTCCTGGAAGTTTTAATTCACTTTTAGAAAATAACATCAATTATTTAATTGAAGGTGAAGACACATATGAAAACACATCTTTTGAAAGTAGAAAAGATTTAGATTATGGTGGAACAGGTAGGTTTCAAAATAAAGAAATCGATGAATGGGAAGATTTTGAATTTACTTTTAATTTAACGGATGACCATTTAAATGATGGTCTTATACATGGTATTCCATATGGTGGTACATTTGATGATGAGGCAAATGGTGGCCCAGTTGAAATACAATTAAATACAAATTCTAATAAAGATAAACAACCCGGTGAAGACCCTGGTGAAATATTTTTTAAAGTACCTGGTTATGATAGAAGTAATCCAAATATAGATTTCTTTTACATAATACATCCTAATGGAACTCAAAGAAGAGTAAGACACGCTGAAGTTGGTAAATATGATGAACATGATATAAACACTGTTGCATCAGCTTTAGGTGATACTGGTGGCGTTGGTGATGACCAACGAACTGGATTACAAAATGATGGTAGAATCCTTGAAGCATATTTAATGTATGTAGGTACAGTTTCAGAACAAGAAGAAATGTTTATGGCAGATGAAATTGATTATGGTGATAGTAGAGATGATTTTGGTGAAGATGAAAACCATAGTGGGCCACCTCCCCATACTGCTCCAATGGATTTAGTTGTTGCGTATTGGAATGGAGAACGATGGACTTATGATGACAATAGTGGTTATAGTTTTAGTAGACAATTCACTCCTGACAATACTTGTTTCATACTTGCTAGATTATACACTAATAACTCAGGAGAAGGTGATACGAATGAAGGTATTAGTGGGATGGAACAATATATTAGTAATGAGTCTCAATTTCCAACCGATGGTGTTGGTAACTTAACATTATTTTTACAAACTGAAAGTGCTTTTGAAGGTAGGGTATTAATTGATAATATTGAATGTTATGAATCATATGAGTTCACACCTGATGTTGATGTTAGAAAAAAAATATCTGTTGGTAATTATGGAACTGCAGATTTAACAAAATATTATGATAAAGAACTACAACCACAACAATATAAAGATTCACAGGCCCCTTTAGAAGCTCAATTTTATTTTTATCCCACCTATCCAATTGATGAAACATTTGGTGTTACAAGAACACCAATTTATCAAGATTTTAAATTTGGTAGGTTTTATATTCACGATATTGATTGGGGTGATGGTTCACCAAATGAATTTACATCAACACCTCAACAAATTGATGAAGACACTGCATTGTATCACACATATGAAACCAGTGGTATATTTGAGGTTACGGGAACAATGATGAGAGTGAAAACTGATAAAGATAATAACATAATAGGTATTCCTTATAACAAAAAATTTAAATTAGTGATAAACATTAATGAAGGATTAGATGAGGATTTTAGATATTTTGGAAGTGATGGTTATTCATTTATCCCATACAAAAACACTACACCAATAATTGGTGGAATATCAGACCAAAGTAATTATTATAAAAAAACAAAAAGACAACTTGGATTTTTAGATAATGAAAAAATAAGTATAGATTTTAAATATGATGGTGATAAATTAAAAACAGAATTAGCTCTTTTAAAAATGGAAAACCAAATTGATAGTAATTTAGAAGTATTACCAAGTTATATGACTGAAAGAATTTCTGAAAAATATAATCTATATCAACTCCAACCTGTTATATGGCCGGAGGGAATAGGAGAGCAATTTTTTGATGCAGAAGCTATGCCTGGAGAGCAGTTTTCATATAGATATGAAGTAACTAAAGATAGCATACCAGAAGAACTACAGGTAATATATAGATTCAGTAGTGAAGAAGCTACTCAAGAATTTTTAGAAGCATATGTAATTAGAGATATTGAAACTGGAGAATGGAAGGAAGAACCAGAGTTTGGTTTAGAGGATTTCGAAATAATAGAATATCTTCAAGAGGGAAAAATATATAAATTTGATTTTTTTAACCCTGCTGGAACTGATTCTCCAGATATGAATACTTATTACAATTTTAATAATTTTCTTGGTATTAATTGGGATTTACTGCCTTCAAATCCAGTAGTGTACAAAGGTATTTCACCAATTAGAGAGGAATTAGGAAAAGGAATTGGTGATTGTGATTTAACTTGTATAAAATATTACAATGAACCAAAATCAATTTGGGAATTATTTGGATTTGAAGAAGATGATTTAAGGGAAGTTGGTGCTCCTGACAATGAAAGATATTGGAAAAACATAATACCTCAAAATTATAGTTTTAAACTTAGAAATGGATTAACAAATGAATTGGAGATTCGTTTAGCTGGAACTACAGATGGTCTTGGTACACTACCACATTACAATGTTATAATAAATGGGGTAGTTTATTACGATGAGTTTCTTGAAAATGCAAAACCACCTGATACGAACATAAACAATAGTGATTTTGAAAATATAGATTTCAATATACCAATTGATAGAAGTTTAGACGTTCAAGAAATAAAAATAGAGTTTGATAATGATAGTAATGCTGGTGGTGGTGATATGAATTTATTCGTTATGCGTATAGCTATAAATGGTGTAACTTTTGATGGTAGTACATCAGCTGGTGTAAGCACTCATGATGATATTAATGTGTATTATGATAGTCCAAATGTATACAATTTTATGGAAAATTATCCAGACCAAACATCCTATAATGAAAATGGTGTAAGTGAACTTGGTGCAATGGCTTGGAGAGGTAGTATGGTTTTTGAAATTCCTACAAAATATTTTAACACACAAATAAATGAGTCTACCAATCAAGATTGGGATGATGGTTCATATTATCCTGTATTACCAAAACACGGAGCTAATGGTAAATTTATTAAAGACTTATTTCCAATATCAGTTCAAACTGGAAATACACATATATCATTTCCATTAAATGGTAAAATAACAGATGAATATGAATCGGGTCAAAGTTTATTGCTTAACATCACTAATCAAAAAATAGAAATTGACACATTAAATGATGTTAGTGGTAATAAAAATTATGGTTTTTTTATTGAAGATTTTAGTCCTGAATTTGATAATGAAACACTACAATTAAAAAAATCAAGACAACGAGGCATTATTAAAACAACTAAAGTAAATGGAGCTTTTTAATGCCTGAAATAAAAAAAATACTTTTAGATAGACCAAAAAGTGGAGACACATCACAATATAATTTTGATGATAGTGAAACTGTTTATGATTATGAAAACTCTACCAGTTTACCTCTGAATTGGGATAAATTTCAAAACAAAGATTTATTTACAAAGAGTGTTGGTGATGAATTAAATGAAGCTATTATTGAAAAAAACTTATCATATGAGGGTGAACCACTTATTAAAATTGACAATCTATATGTTAAAAGTAGAAATGTTTCAGGTACAACAAAAAATGTTAAAGTAATTGCGTGGATATTTTCTGAAGAAGCTTTTGGTCAAGACCCAACCACTGCTGGATTCAGTACATTAAAAAATAAATTAAATGATAATGATAATTGGAAATTTTATTCACAAGGATTTGGTAATAAATCTGAAGGTGAAGATTTAGGTAATATCTCTGAAGTAGAGGGTGTACCAATAGTTGAAAATTTTGCTCAAGGTGCACAAAATATTTTTCTTAGTGATTTTGAAGGTGCTCCAAGTGAATGGGATGTTGATAATTTAAGTGAAACATTTAAACTTGAGTCAAATGAACCATCACCATCTCAAACTCAATTATTTAATGAGGCTCAATATAATCCAATTTACATAGTTGTTTATATGAAAGGTGATAAAAAAATGTTTTGGCCTATAAATACGGACAAAAGAAAAAGAAGATATCAAATTTTTAAAATAAACAATGAGGACTTTTTTATAAAAACAGGCAATAATTTTACTGGTACGACATATTCAGCTACTTTTGATAATGCTACTAAAACTTATGATGGAGATGGTGGTGGAGGTGGAGCTGAGTCACCTGCTTGGACAATCTCTTCATTAAAAGTAACGATAAGTGCCCAATCTGGTGTAAAAAATTATTTTTCAAATGTTAATAATTATAGAGAATTTATAGATACAATGTCACCAAGAGTTTCAGTAAATCAAAATATTTTTAATGATTATCTATGGTTAGATGCAATAAGTCCAACTAACCAACTTGATAATGTTCAAGATGCATCAGATAATCCAGATTCTTTGATAAGACATCCTGATTTTTTCCCACTTACAGTATTTGGATTTAGTCAAAATAATCAACTTGGTAATAATTATGTTGATTTACAAAGTTATCATGATGATTTTAATTTAATTATGAAATCTTCTAATCCATTAACTGTTACATTTAATATTGAAATTAAGGATTTACTTGGAGAGGATTTAGGTGAACCTGCTCAAACAGGTTTTTATTATTTTGTAATTGATTGGGATGATACTGAAAACAAATTTAAAACCATTGAAGATTGGTTAGATTCAAAACCAGAAAATAATATACAATATAGTGAAAAACAAAATCAAAATTTATATAAAATATATAAATTGGGAGATACAAATACACCAGCTAATTTATATACAACTCCTGGAATTAAAAATATAAAATTTATTATTTTTAGTGTATTTGATGGTAATGGTAATACAGCAGCTAATCCAGATTTTGAAATTGGAAGATGGAAACTTGTAACATCAAGAATTTATTTAGATGTACCACCAAATGAATATCCTGATTTTGCAGATGTTGGTGGGAGTGATTATACAACTATTCCGTGGCCTTATACAACTGCAATCATTGGTGGTGTTAGTGAAGATTCAAAATATAAAACAAGTATTCAAAACACATTAAGTGGTGGTAAATTGGGTGAGTTGGACATTATTGATGAAAAGTTTTTAATCAATGATTTAGAAAATGATGAAATGGGAAAAAATATAGAAACAATGGATTTAGAACAAGTTAGATATTTTAACAAAAGTTATAGTATTTATGATTTACTAAATATTGATATTGTAACTCAAGAATTAAATATAACACCAGAATATTTAGCAACCTTACCATTTCCTCAATATGTTGAAGAAATAAATATTAGTGGTGGTAATCTTAATAGTTCAGATATATCACAATGGGAACAATCAGGAAGACCAGACATTGCACACCTTGTAAGTGTTTTTCGTAATGCTGGTGGTTCAGGTTTAGGTTCGGAGTATACTTATCCATCATATGTTTCTGAATGGGGAGAATCAATTTATGATGGATTAATACCATATGGTAATGGTTTAGAACAACCTGTTGAAACCTTTTTCAATCCTACAATTGAAACTATTATAAAGTATAATAATTTTAATTATTATAGTGGTGGTATAAATAAATTTCCAATGGAAAGTTCAGTCGGACAGATATTTATAAGTGATAATCAGGATAATGATTTAAAACAAAGTTGTAAATTAGAAATAAACACAGGTCAATTAGTTGATAAGTCGATAATTGATTCAAGTGGTAATTCAAACAAAGGATTATTGTTTGGAGACTATAAAGTTAAAAAAACAAGAAAAGGTCAACCAATGAGAAGAGATTCATTTATAAAAGTTCCAAAAAGAAGAAGTAATAAAGATGGGGCATTGTAATGACATTAGAATTTGAATTTAATCAACAAGATAAAGATTTAGTTATTAGTCAGAACACAGGAATTTTTAGTGAAAATGACTACATTCGACTGACCATCTACCCAACTGAAGCTATAGATAATATAGTTGATTTACCTAACAGTACAAATGGTATTGATGGAAAAGCTATATTCTTTTCTACTTTATCTGAATTAGATACTGGTTACTCTGTTAACGTATCACCTTTTAAGGAAAATAATCAGTTTGAAACGAAATTAATTGGTGGTTTGTTTGGTACAAATATTCTAAATGATTTTAAAATATATAAAAATGGTGATAATGTTTATATAAAACCAAATGAAATATTTAATAAATTTGAATTACCTCAGGGTGATTATAGAATCCAAATTGATTTTTTAAGTCAAGTTACTAAGGGACAAGTTGGAGGGAATTTACCAGTACCCTATTGGTTTGAAGATTTTGATACTAATAATGATGGTATATTAAATATTCTTGATTTTCAAGAATGGTCAGGTGATGCCTCAAGGCCAGACATAGCTCACATGTTACAAACCATGCTTGATGAAGAGGGACAAATAATATTTAACATAGGTGATGCTGGAGCTCCACCCTCTTTCTACGCAGAAATTGAAGATGAGGCAGGTCCAGGCGCTGGGCCAGGTGATAACGAACAATCACAACCTGACCCTCAAGGTGCTCAATATTATTACTTGAGTAATTTTATTCAAGATGAACCAATCCATTATCAATTTTTAGTAAAACAAATATCAACTTCAAGAAAAGAAGTTAGGTTAAAGATACTTAATGAAGATATTTTTAATAATTCAGAAACAATTAAAAATTTAACAGATGAATTAAATTTTGGTCAAAATGAATTTTTAGACGATGGTGTAACACCAAATCCAAACTATAAATACCAATTTAAACACATATTAAATATTGGAAATGGTGACCATGTTCCAATAATGAATTATGCATTTGATGACGTGACAGATGGTAAAAATAATCAATCCATTATATTAAAACTTTATGAACCACTACCATCTAATATCAGTAATCTAAAAATGGTTACAATTGAAAGAGAAGTATTAACAACTCAACTTCAAGACATATTTTATTTTTCAGATGTACCTGATGTTTTCTTTGGTGATGGATTAATTCCAGATACTCAACAGAATTGGATTAATCCTGATAACAATGACATTGGATTTCAAAATTTAAATGAATTAGTTTATTCTGCCTCCATTGGTGATATTGAAATAAACTCATTAATATCGTCAAGTCAATATGATTATCCAAATCTTAATACAGACTTTAATGAATTTTCAAATCATACATTTTTTGGTTCAGCTAAAAAGAAGTTACAAAACTTCAATAATAAAGTTAAAACAATTCAAGGGTATTATTCAGAAATATCAAGTTCATTAAATGTTTCCAGCTCTATTAATGGTGACTCTACTTATATAATTGAAAAAAGAAAAAATTTATTTAATAAAATAAACAATGAGTTTATAACATTTACACCATATGAAAGATTTTTATATTTTGATGGTCAAACTGATTCAACTGCATCAGCACCAAGTTTAAAAAATTATGCTGATACAATTCCCGTAACATTTAGTGGTGAGGGAATTGAGTTAAATCAACACAATGGATTCAATGTTGTATACAAACACTCTTCTGAGAAAGTATCAGGTCTTCATAATCAATATATAGATTTATTTACTGATAAATATAAAGTGGAAAACAAACCATTTTTTAATTACAGTAGTTCAATTTATTTATCATTCTTACTACAAGGTGATAGTGGAAGTTTATTAAGTTGGGAAAATAGAAATCAAAATTCAACACCATCATTACCACATGACACTTTATATCAAAATAATATTTTAAATCCTAATATGACGGGAAGTGAATATCAACGATATATTTTTCAAGCGTCCCAATCATACTTTGTTCCAAACACCATAGATAATGATATGGCAGATTTATCTTATGATGATTTTACTTCTGGTTCAAGTAAAATAACAATTTTAAGTGGAAGTGTTAAAACAGGTTCTGTATCGATTAAAGACTCTACGGGTTTATATCCAACAACAGCTGTATCATCAAGTGTAGGAGTACCATTTAAAGGTTCAATAATGCCAAGTGGTGAATTGTTTAGAATATTTTATAAAAACAATTTATCTGCAAGTTTATTTGCTCATTACAATTATGAAAACATTACCATTGATGATAGAGATTTTGAAGTACTTGATGTTAGTGGTAATAATAGAACTATTTCTTGGGAAGGTGGGGGAACTGATTCATTCACATCAGCCTCTGTAGAAACTGGTGTGGATGGTAAAATATCATCATCATTGAAATGGAGTGGTAGTAATGCTGGTGCTTCTGGATTATTTTATTTTAACTCTAATATTGATAATGAAGCAGGTAGAGTAACATTCACAACATCTTCAGGTGTAGACCAAGGCTTTGATGGATTTACATTTACTTCTTGGTTAAAAACTGAAGATACAAACATAACAATTATGTCCTTAGACATCAAGTCTTCAGGTAGTGGTTTGCGAGATAATGTAGCAGTAAATCATTCATCTCTTGATGATGTTGATGGTTGGTGGGTAGGAAAAAGTGGTGCAAGTATACAAGGACAAGTAACCGACCAAGGCCACAAAGTATTGAATAAATCTGATTTTGCTGCTAATCCAGGTCATGCAGATTTAACCGATAATGAATTTCACCATTATGCTTTATCTTGGAATCAAACCACTGGTACGGGTTCTCTTTACATTGATGGTGTTAATGTTAAAACTTTAGCTGGTTATCCATTATCAGGTAGTAATGTAATATATAGAATAAGAGTTGGAAATGGACCAGGTAGTGCATTAGGATATGGTGATGGTCAATTTGATGAAACAAGATTTTATTTACGTTCACTTAACGATAGTGAAATAAATCAATTGTTTTTACATCCTGATGGAAAAACAGAAACAAAAATCACAGATGTTAAATTAACATTAAAAGACCCAACAAATGTTTTACCATTTGATAATTTATTCCATACAAGTTCAACAGAATGGACTAATTGGTACAATGATATGTTGACAAAAGCAGAAACATTTGATACCGATAACATTCACTCATTTGAAAATAATCTACCTCTTTACATTCAAGAAAGTTCTGAATACAATGATATGAAAGATTTCTTAAATCTACAAGGTGAACAATATGATTTAATTAGAAATCATATTGATTCAATGGGAACTTTACATAAACGAGGATATAAGAAAACCAATTCACCACCAAACAATACTTTACCAATGTTATTATCCAATATGGGTTGGCAGGCTATTAATCCATTTAGTGGAAGTCTAACAGATTCATTGGGAAGTTATTTAAGTGGTGTCACCTCAATTGATGATATTAGAAACAATACTTGGAGAAAAACACTTAATAACTTAATATACATTTATAAATCAAAGGGAACAAAAAATTCAGTAAGAGCGTTGTTAAATACATATGGTTATCCACCTGATGTATTGAAGTTTCAAGAGTTTGGTGGAGCTACTTCGACTGGTGATAATAATACTGTCATCAATGATGCACCACCTCAACCTATACAGAGTCAAGATACAAACTTCAATCATGAAAGTGGAAGTATTTCGTTTGTTTCTAGTAGAAAAAAACTTTATAGATATATGTTTAATTCTAATCAAGATAGAGTTTTAAATCTTGATTGGTGGATGGATAGTGCTAATATTAATACACTTGAATTTGTGTATAAACACAAAAAAACAACACAAACACAAACAATATTAAAATCAAGTGGTAGTTCTGCACAAACACTTTGGGATTTAAAGTTATTACCAAGTTCCGATGGATTAAGTTCATCATTTGAATTTAGATTAAACAACTCTCAAAGGGGTGGTACATCTATTGATAGTAGAGGTTTTTCAATGTCATTAGCATACAATGAAATGACAGATGGACAATTATGGAATATAATGTTACAAAGAATGACTGGTTCAACTTCAGGTCCAGGTACAATTGAGTATAGATTACATAGTGCATTACAAGATGAAAAAATAATAAAAACCTATACTTATGTTACAATGTCTATAAGTGGTGGAGCTACTGGAGATTCAACACTTGGTGGAAAAGGATTTTTTGCAAACCAAAATTGGCAGTCAAGTGGTTCAAGAAATGAATTATCATCATCTAATTTATTTGTTGGTCAAATATTTAGTGGTTCATTATCTGAGATAAAGGGGTGGGCTACACCATTAAGTATTTCTAAATTTAGACAACATACATTAAATAAATTTTCAACTGTTGGTAATTCTATTAATTCACATAAAGATGAATTAGTTTATCATTTTAAATTAAATGAGAACTATACAACTTCATCTATATCAGCGTCTGGACAAATTTTAAATATTGTAGATTCCTCACCAACCACTACTTATTCTGATTATACAATTACCCGTAGTGGTGATTTTTATACTGGTTCAATAATTTATGGTTTTGATATTGTTGATAGTGTGAAATTAACATTACAAGATAATAATGATAAACCAAATGATAACTCTATTTTAATAAATCCAAATAAATCTGTTTTTGGTAATCTAAGTGTAAATAATACAGGTATAAGTTCATTAGGTAAAAAACCACAGTTTAAAACGTCACCAAAATTAGAAATATACCGTTCACCACAATCATTTGTTGACAATTTTATTTTGGATAATTTAAGTGGATTCAACTTAGAAACATTGTATGGTAATCCAGTAAATTATTATTCACAATCATATGATGAATTTGATACATTTAGAGAAAACTTTTTTGATGCACATCCAATAGAAGTTAATGTCAATACGTTTATAAGAGCTCATGAAAATATGTTTAATCAATCAATTGTTGAAGGTTTAAATTTTGTTGTTCCAGCTCGTTCAACATTTAGTGGTAAAAATTCTGACATTGGTGTAGAAATAAAACCAACTATTTTAGAAAAACAAAAATATGAAAATGAAAAACATAGTGTTGAAACAAATCCAAATATTCGTAGTAGTAGTATAAGTCCAAGCCCAAGTTTATCAAATTCTGAATTTATACAACCAAAATCAGCTTCAATTAGTGTTAATGTTACAAATACATCTACTTATGAACTACCAAAAAGTTCTTCCATAAGTGTTAATGTCACAAACACCACTACTTATGAAAGACCTAAATCTGGTTCAATTAATACTCAACCAACTTATGGTGGTTCAACTGTGGTAACATCAAAAGATGGAACAATTGATTATGCTTCGAGAGCAAATGAGTCATATACAAGTGTTCACAAAAATTGGGGAACAAGTTCATCTGATACACACTTTATAAATTACTTTAATACCGGCTCAGATAACAACTATAATACATATCATATTGACACAAGATTTGTATTTAATTCTATAGGGGATTCGGAATATTATTCTGCATCACTAAATAACTCAGGTAGTAGTGTAAGTAGTGATTTTAGTGATAGTAATAGATTTTATAATAGGGTAATGATAGATACAGACTTTCATGCAAATGTTACTTATCAGTCTTTAATAGGTGGAAGTGGTAGTGATTCGAATCACACTGGTAGAATGTTAGGTAAAACAAGATATTTTATAACAAGTTCAGATGGTACAATTACTTTACCAAGAAATCATGTTACTAAATTTAGTCAACCATTTAAAGATAGAATGTATCAAGGAACTCAGAACCCACGTTCAGGTTCTACGGATGCTGGACAATTAAATGTTCAGTATGAGGATTATTCAACAGCTTCATTTTATAGTGTTACTGTTACTGGGGGTGAAAATACACTTAGAGTTAATAGTGGAAAGCCATCTAAAGGTGATGATAAAATAATTTATGGCCCTTAATAATTTAAAATTGGTTATTTTTTTGATTTTATAATATTTATATATGAATTAAAGTATTTCGAAATTAGGAGACAAAAATGGGATATTTAGACAATGGGTCAGTTACAGTTGACGCAGTATTAACAAAAAAAGGTCGTGAAATTTTAAAGAATGGTGGTAATCTAAACATTACTTCATTCACAATGTCAGATACAGGTGTTGATTATAGACTTTGGAATCCAGACCATCCAAGTGGTTCAGCTTTTTATGGTGAGGCCATTGAAAACTTACCAATGTTAGAAGCTAGTGTTCATGCTGAATATAATTTAAGAAACAGATTAATATCATTGAACCAAAACACAGTAGCTGTTCCCGCTTTAACTTTGGGTAATTTAGATACTGTTGGTGGAACTTTAAAAACATTTAATGAAGGTGATGAAAATTCAGGAACAATTAATGTTGATTTAGTTGGTTTTACATCAACTGGTAACGTAACATTAGATGGATTTCCGTATTATATTGTAATTCAAGACCCATCAATAATTTCGACAACTGCTACAATGATGTCTAATTTAAGTGGAACAAGTCAACAATTTTTACAAGAGCAAGACATCCCATTTGCTCAACAATATGGATTTAATGGTAGTTCCTTTACAATAAATCCAGTTCAACAAGACACCGCAGGTAAACAAACAAATGTTTATGTAGTACATGTTGAAACTGGTGCTTATAATTCATTTGTTGTAACAAATAACATTACTAAAAACCAAAGAGCAGTACTATCAACTGGAAGAGGTTAGGAATTTAAATTAGGAGATAAATAAATGGCAATAGCAGGTGGAAACATATCATTAGATTCAACGGAGGGTATGGATAAAATTACCCAAACGGAAAAGGTAACCAGTCCATATTTTTCAGATGGTTCAACAACCTTATTAGCAGCTAATATAACTACATCATCTTTAACAGATACAAATGAAACATATTTTTTTGGAATATCAAATTCATCAACACCAACTGTTGAAGAGTTTAATGTTGCATTTGGTAGTACAAGAGGGTTTGGTTCAAATGATGACGCGAACGCTATCAAGGCTCCAACTGATGCTATTTATAAACAATACGCTAGTTTACTTCTGGCTCCTACAGAGGTAACTGGTGGATTTAAAATATCTCAAAAAGGGTCAGGTGGACAACTAACCTCAGCAGATACAGAAATATTTATTCTTAATAGTAGACGTTCTAATATGAAAGATAGATTGAATAAGGGAACTTGGCAAATATCTTTAACTGGTTCAAATTCAGCTAATGATGCTGGTTCAACTCTTTTACATTTAAAAGACGATAGTAGTACAACAAGTCCAACTGCAACACCTGTTGGTGATAGATATAATATTGTGAGTTGTTCATCGGCTGGTGTTATAGCTGCAGCTGCTACTGAAAGAAACTTTGGTTTCTTTTATCCTGATATGGGAATTATGGTGTTCAGTCAAAAAGAATTATCAGGTTCAATACCAGGAACACACGCTAATAAAAATGACGTTACTGCACTAAATACTCAAACACATTTTGGATTTGGAACTGGTGAGGGTGTAGACGCAAATAAAAAATTCGCATTAAGATTTGTAAATTGTTTAAGGACATTAGGTGGTTCACTAAAGTTTAGAGATGAAGAAGACCAGGTAAGTGCTCAATATTTCTGTAGAGTAAGAAGTGGTCATATGAATTTTTCAAACAATCCAACATTTGTATCAGGTTCTTTAAATGAATTAAGACAATCAACAATGAAAGGTAATCCAAATACATTTATTTCATCAGTTCAATTGTATAATGATGCTGGTGATATGGTAGCTGTTGGTAATCTTTCTACACCATTGAAGAAAAACTTTAGTTCAGAAGCTACAATCAAAGTTAAACTAACTTATTAAGATGGGTTGCTATGTATGTATTCGGAGAGATTGATAAATCATCAACTGTAATTGAAAGTAATACTGTAAATTACGTTCAAAATTTATCAGCATCTTCCGCTGGTATTCAGTCTATAAAAATTCATTCTGGTTCATTAAACAATAATTATTGGAACTCATTAAATGTTTTATTTTATACAAGTGGCTCACCTACATATATAAGTGAAAGTAAATTTACAACCCCATCAAGTAATTTATCATTAAATCAAAATATTGGTAAACAATTTTTAACAAAATATCATGGGTATCCAACAAGTTCATTAATTACAATACCATCTCAATATTATGGTGAAAAAATAAAAAAAGGTTCATTTCAATTAACAGATTTGAATAATCCTGATAATAATGGTAATAATCCAATTATTATAGATGATGGTTTTGGTAATTTATATTCAACAAATGCTCATCATTCACAAAGTACATTAGCTGCTTCATCTTCTGATAATTATGTTGGTAATATATTTTATGATAAGGGATTAGCTGTAATTACAGAAACAGGCTCTTGGAGTGGTAGTGTTGATTATTCAAATTTAGCTACAAACTATAATTTAAAATTTGACTCGGTTAATACGATAAATACTTATGAATATAATGTTACTTTATTACCACAAGATTTTAATTTAACAACTAATTATTCAATTAGAAATGTTTTAACAACAGACACAAATCCACTAACTTTATCAACACCTTTTATAGCTTCAACATTTACGGGTAGTGATTTTCAACCATATATCACAACAATTAATTTATATCAAGAAGGTGATTATGACACACCTGTAATTCAGGCTACTTTACCAAGAGCTATAAGAAAAAGTGACAAAATAAATACAAGATTTAAAATAAAATTAGATATATAGGAGACAAATGGTTACATTAGGATTAGATGCA